GCCGATTATGGCGCACCGACCATGCGAAAGAGATTCTTCCTGATTGCAAGGTGTGATGGCAAGCCGATTGTCTGGCCGGAGCCGACACATGCACCCGCGGACAGTGAGAAAGTAAAAGCCGGATTACTGGAACCTTATGTTGGAGCGTATACACAGATCGATTTCAGCCGCCCTTGTCCAAGCATTTTTGACACTTCCGAAGAAATCAAAGAAAAATACGGCATCCGGGCGGTACGTCCACTTGCATCAAAGACGCTGGATAGGATTGCCAAGGGATTGAAAAAATTCGTTTTGGATAATCCAGAGCCTTTTATCATTCAGTGTAATCACGGTGGTGAGCGGAGACCGAACGATATTCGAGAGCCAATGCCTACCATAACCGGAAAGCACGGATATGGGATTGTGGAGCCATATATGGTACAGATCGGGCAGACAGGATTTGCAAAAGACCGAAGTAAGGATGTTAGAGAGCCGCTTACAACGATTGTGAGCAAAAATGAGCATTGTCTGATTGAACCAACGCTTGCACCATACATGGGAACGAATACGACAAATCATCCGGGCGGAAATTGCAAAGATCCGATACACACAATTACAACTGGCAATCAGCAATGTCTTATTAGTCCTACGTTGATTCAGTACCATTCAGAAACTTCAAAAGATGGAGTAAGAGGGCAGACTATAAAAGATCCGATCATGACAGTTGACAGCTCAAATAGATATGGGCTGGTCGCATCGTTTCTGCATAAGTACTATGACGGAGGATATAAAGGTGCTGGGGAAACAGTAGAAAATCCGCTTCCGACAGTGACCGCATGGGATCATAACAGCGTTGTTACTGCGAATCTGATTCAGATGAACAATCATTGTGACGGAAAAGATATCAGACAGCCATTACCAACGATCACGGCTGGTGACGGACACTTTGGAGAGGTCAGAGCGTTTCTGATTAAATACTATGGACAGGGAACAGGGCAGGATATAGAACAGCCGCTTGATACAGTCACAGCACAGGATCGCTTTGGACTTGTGACCATCAACGGCACTGATTACCAGATTGTGGATATTGGACTGCGGATGCTGGAGCCAAGGGAGTTATATGGATGTCAGGGATTTCCGGACGATTACATAATCGACCATGATTACACCGGCAAGACATATCCGAGAAGCGAACAGGTGCGAAGATGCGGCAATGCAGTATGTCCGCCAATACCTGCAGCACTGGTCAGAGCAAATTTGCCAGAATTGTGTGTTGCAGAGCGGATGCCAAATATGCAGATAGAAGCAGAGCAGACAGGACAGCTTCGGTTTGCCTAACCTTTAAATTTTAGAACCAGATAAAAAACCAAGCGATCATCATACCACATTCCGCAGTAGTATATGCGGCGCGGAGATGATACGGAAAGAGAGGATTGGACGGAGAAAAATGAGGATACATAAAGGTGATATCGTAAGGCATTTTAAGAGAGAAATGCTTACAACAAAGCAGATAGAGGATGAAAAAAATTTGTATTTATATAAAGTCTTGGATTACGCAAAGCATACAGAAACGGGAGAGCTGTTAGTAATATATGAAGCCTTGTACGACGGGCAGTCGATAGACTGTGATGTCCATTGTGGGGATAAATTTGCAAGACCATTTAATATGTTTATGGACGAGGTAGATCATATCAAATATCCATGTATCAAACAGAAATACAGGTTTGAAGTTATAAGTTAAGTGGAGCTTTGATCGAGAAAGAGAGGAAAAACAATGAATAAAATGAAAATCAGGATATCATTATACTTTGAAATTAAGGATTCAGAAATGTTTGGTGGAGTGGGTTCCGTTGGATATGCAGAGCGGAACATGGATTTCACAGTCACAGAAAAAAAACCAAGGATTTTTAAAGAAAGTGCATACGACTATGTGAAAAAAGCCATTGCAAACATGGCGAAAAGTTTAGGCGTGAGTGAGGAATGCATCAGGACCATCAGCAAAGAGGAATATGAGGAAAATACGGAGTACTAATGCAGTGCGAAAGAAACTTATAACAGCCATTATAACCGCAACACTCCTGATTGCCGGATGCAGTGATACAGCAAATGTCAGCGAGGGACAGGATAGGATGATGGAAAAGGTAGAAAATGAATGGGGATATACCATTTATGTAGACAAAGACACCAATGTTATGTACATAAAAGGACATGGATACGGGGGAACTTTTACAGTCATGCTTAACGCAGATGGTACACCGAAGATCTGGCAGGGAGAAGAATAGAGCAAGCAAGTTTTAGAGGGGGAATGCGTGTGAATGAAAAAGAAGTATACGAGATCTGCATGGGTGTGGACAGCATTATAGCTGACAAACTGACAGAATCAATCGTTATTGGTACCAGTTATGACATGCTGGAAGCACAATACGGTATTCTCCCGATCAGCAGGCGGAGTTTTTACCGGAGAAAAGGCACAGCGCAGAGACTTATGCGGCAGAGAATGGCGCATCTGGTAGAAGAAAAGAACGGACAGTATATGATCGTATGGGGAAGAGAGGGATAGAAAATCTTCTAAATTGATAATTGAATAGTAACGATTGGAGTAGTATAATTTACACATCACTAATGCTGGAGGGGGATTGAGTATGTGTTTCAGAAAAGAGTATAAATGCTATAAAGGAAAAGACAGTGAGGACTGTTGCCAGAAAAGGGTTGATGAAGCAGTTGCGCACCGTACAACAATGATAGTGTTGATTGCTTCAATAGCGTTAATGATATTGGCCCTTACAGTAAAAACAGCTGATAATAGTGTTTTTGTGGGACAGGTTTCCTTTGCAAGTACAGTTACATCAATAGTGTTATCTGTTATTGCGATTTGGATGAGCATAACAGGAGAAAGAAGTACAAACGAAATAAAAGAAAAGGTAAGTTCGTCAGTTGATAAATTAACAGAAACAACATGCAAATCTACAGCATTAACAGATGATTTGAAAAGAACGTTGGATAATCAAAACAAAAAATACGATGAAATAATAGAAAAAATGGAAGCTGTTGTTAGCAATGTTGAAGGAATGAATACTACTGTTGGGTCAATGAATAGTTTATTGAGCGAAATAGTGATGCCTACTAATAAAAATGGAGAAGAGTTTGATGAGCAAATATTGATAAAAATGGCTAATATGGTATTAGAATCTTTTCAAGGCTCAACTGCTGACAAAGGAAGGGAAAAGTTAAAATGCGCTTTAACATTCACATATGAAAAAAAACTGAAGGATACAGTAGTTGGAGTAAATGATTTGGTAGATTATTTAGAGTCTCAATATGGAGAAGATGAAATTCAAGAAGCATATATTGATACTGGAATTGTTTATGTATTGGGGCGCTGTGGATTATTTAATAAAGTGAATAAAAATGATATGGAGAAATTGCTATACAGTTAATGAGAGACACCAACCACCAATCACGATGGTTGGTATTTTTTTACCCAAAACTTGGCACAAATCCTCTGATTGCTTGCTTTATAATTATAATATGAGGTCAAGAATACGGAGGGTGAATTGATGGAAACAGAACAGAAAAAGGAATATTTAAAAGAATATGAAAAAGCAGTGCGCCAGATGAAGCGCAGCGAGGAAAAGATAACAGAAATGCGCTTAAGCAAGATTATGCCATCTGTAGGCAATGACGGCATGCCACACGCACATAACAATACAGATCTATCTGCTTATGCTGCACTACTGGACGAAGAGGAAAGACGGTACATGAAAGCCAGATATCACAGAATCAAGCTGTGCCAGGAGATCACGGACAAGATAGAGCGGATGGATAATGAAGATGAAAAGGATGTATTGATGTACCGTTATATCCGGTTGATGAAGTGGGAGGATATCTGTGTGAAGATGGGATTATCATGGAGACGCACCCATTATATACATAATGATGCACTGAAACATTTTATAATTTAAAAGAGTGCATAGAAGTGCACACTCAAAATATGATATTGTTATACTAACCGAAAGGTTCAAAGGGAGATTGCGGCAGCAGTCTCTCTTTTTTCATGCTCACAACATTAAGCGGCTCCATGAAACCCAGGGGAGCCGCAACCTCCGTATGAATGGGGAGATTAGAATGAATAAAGAAAGATACAGTGATCCGACAGCCGAACAGGCGATTGCGCATGTGATGAGGGAATATAGAGAAAAGAAAAAGCAGGAAGGTGGCAGCAGTGGCAAGGAGTCCGAACGAAAAGGCAGAGAAAGCCCGAAAACTATACAAAAAAGGAATGAAGCTGGTTGAGATTGCAAGTCAACTAGACGTTCCTCCCGGTACGGTTCGAAGATGGAAAAGTACATACCATTGGGATAGTGAGCATCAAAGCGAGCGTTCGGAAAAGAAAAGCGAACGTTCGGAAAACAAAAAGAGCGTTAGAAAAAAAGCTATAGCTGATGAAGTCAAGCAGGTAATGCAGAACACCGAATTGACCGATAAACAACAGCTTTTTTGCATACATTACATCCGGTGTTTCAACGCTACTAAGGCATATCAGAAAGCGTATGGCGTTGATTATGCGACTGCGGCATCAATAGGATATCGTTTGTTGGAAAATGATGGAGTGAAAGAAGAAATTCTCCGGCTAAAACAGAATCGGCTCAACAGGGAATTTGTGAGTGAGTCGGATATATTTCAGAAGTACATGGATATTGCCTTTGCGGATATGACTGATTTTGTAGAATTTGGAAACGGAACGTTTACAGATCCGGAGACGGATGAAGAAGTTCAATACAGCTATGTGAATTTAAAAGACAGTAAAGCTGTAGACGGAACATTAATTTCAGAGGTTTCCAAAGGGAAAGACGGTGCAAAGATTAAACTTGCCGATCGGATGAAAGCCTTACAGTGGCTATCAGATCACATGGATCTTGCTACAGAGAAACAGAGAGCAGAGATCGCGCTTCTCAGAGCCAAGGTGCAGACGGATGATGGAGAAGAAACCGCAGATGACGGATTCCTTGACGCTCTGAATGGATCTGCCGCGGAGGACTGGGGCAATGAAGAGGATTAAGCGGGTTTTCAAATTCCAGCCGTTTTCCCAAAAACAGCGCATGGTGCTGAACTGGTGGTGTAAGGATTCCCCGGTAAAAGACAGTGATGGCATTATTGCCGACGGAGCAATCCGATCCGGCAAGACAGTGAGCATGTCACTTTCGTTTATTATGTGGGCGATGAACTCATTTGACGGCGAAAATTTCGGTATGTGTGGTAAGACAATTGGCTCTTTCCGTAGGAATGTACTATTTTGGCTTAAGCTGATGCTCCGTAGCCGCGGTTATACCGTGGCAGATCACAGAGCTGACAATTTGGTCATTGTTTCCCGAGGTGGCGTGACCAATTATTTCTATATATTTGGTGGCAAAGACGAACGATCGCAGGATCTCATTCAAGGTATTACCTTGGCTGGTGTCTTTTTTGATGAAGTTGCGTTGATGCCGGAAAGCTTCGTGAATCAGGCAACCGGACGATGCTCCGTTGATGGTTCAAAGTATTGGTTCAACTGTAATCCGGATGGACCATATCACTGGTTTAAGACAGAATGGATTGATAAGGCAACCGGATATCTTGGGAAGAAAAAAACAGCAGAAATAAAAGAGAAGGCTGCGGCAGAAAATCGTGATCCGGGATTGAAAGATATTCTATATCTGCATTTCACGATGGATGATAACTTGAGCCTGTCGGAGAAAATCAAGGCACGTTACCGCAGCATGTACACAGGTGTGTTCTACCGCCGGTATATTCTCGGGTTGTGGGCGATGGCGGAGGGCATTATCTACGACATGTTCGACACTGCCAGGCATGTGCTTTCCAATCTGTCAGATCTGGTCAATACAAATTACTATGTGTCCTGCGATTATGGTACACAGAATGCCACAGTATTCCTGCTGTGGTGTAAAGAACGTTCCGGGCGGTGGGTATGTTGTCGTGAGTATTATTATTCCGGCCGTGATGAAGAAAGACAGAAAACTGATACCGAGTATGCGGATGATCTGGAGCAGTGGCTTGATGGAATAAAGCCGGTAAAGATCATCATTGATCCGTCCGCAGCGTCATTTATCGCAGAATTGAAAAAGCGTGGCTATGCGATTAAGAAAGCGAAAAATGATGTGTTGGATGGCATCCGGTTTGTAGCATCGTTATTGAATGAAGGTAAGATTGCAATCAGTGAACAGTGCCCTAATACGATTAAAGAATTTGGTTCATACATATGGGATCAGAAAGCATCGGAGCACGGAGAGGACAAACCGGTAAAACAGCACGATCATGCAATGGATGCACTGCGGTACTTCTGTTATACGATTATTCGCAAACCGGGTAGTATTGGTATTTTGAAGTGAGGGATAGATATGATATTTAAAATAGCTGCTCTTTTATTTGCAGTTTCTTTTTTTAAAGAAATGGATAAGGCAAAAGAAAATAAAGATTTATGTGAAATCGTCTACTGGGGCGCATTATTTATACCATCAATACTTATGATTTATTTCTACAGATAATTTAATCATTGGAATTGCGTGGAGATAGATAAAAAGCGGGAGAATAGCAATGGATATTGAAACAATGAAACAACTGATAAAAAAATATGAATCCGGTCACGCCGCGTTTGTGACGCGGGCAGCAGTGGCAGAGCGGTACTATCGCAACGAGACAGACATTCTGTTCCGGGACAAACCTAAAGACAAGGAAAAAGAGGAATCCGACAACCCGCTGCGTAATGCAGACAACCGGATTCCACGGAACTTCCACGGGCTGATTGTGAATCAGAAAGCATCATACGCATTTACTGCACCGCCGTTGTTTGATGTAGGTAATACCGCGAGCAATAAGCGGATCACAGAAGCACTGGGAGATGAATACGCCAAGAACTGTATGGAATTGTGTATAAACGCCGCAAATACCTCTATCGGCTGGGTGCATTATTGGCAGGGAGAAAATGGTTTTGAGTGGGCGGTAGTTCCGTCTGCGCAGATCATCCCGGTATTTAACCGGAGCCTGAAAAGGCGGCTGATCGGAACCATGCGTGTGTATCCGGACATTGACGAGAATACCGGTGATAACTATACCGTGTATGAATACTGGACGGATGCAGAGTGCCAGGCATTCCGGAGAAGAACCGGTGATGCACTGGATCTGCTGACATACTATGACATGTTTGCGTATCCGGACAGTGGGGATATGGCTGCCAGTTACCGGCATGATTTTGGGGAAGTGCCGTTTATCCCATTTTATAACAACAATATCCACACCGATGATCTGCGAAACATTAAACCGCTGATAGACGTATATGATAAGGTCTACAGCGGTTTTATTAATGATTTAGACGATATACAGGAACTGATTTTCGTATTGTCCGGATATGGCGGTGAAGATCTGAACAGTTTTCTTTCTGATTTGAAAAAATACAAGGCTATCAAAGTAGAAGGGGATGAGGGCGGTGCAGTATCAACACTTAATATTGAGATCCCGATTGAAGCCAGAAAAAGCATCTTAGAAGCCACCAGAAAGGCAATCTTCGAACAAGGGCAGGGATTCGATCCACAGCCAGAGAACTTCGGAAACCAGTCAGGTGAAGCACTGAAATTTATGTATTCACTGCTGGAGATGAAAACAGGACTTATGGAGACAGAATTTAAACTTGGTTTTGCACGTCTTGTCCGGGCGGTCTGTAGGAGCCTTGGCATCCAGTGCAACACCATTATACAGACATGGACCCGTACTTGTATCAAGAATGATACAGAGCAGGCACAGATATGCAGGGATTCAGTTGGCATTGTCAGTAAAAAGACGATCCTAAAAAATCATCCGTTGGTCGAAGATGCTGACGAGGAATTGAAGCAGATCGAAAAAGAAGAGAAAGAGGCACAGGAGAAAGCGGATGCTTACACCGGTGCATTTGGACAGTCACAAAAGGATGATCCGGCGCAGAAGGATAATCAGGGAAAGAACGATGATCCAAAAAACATGGAATAAAGGAACGGGGCAGGTAATCGCATGGGTGAACGGACAGGTAAATACTGGCAGGAACGTTTTAAACAGATGGAGCAGGCACAGCACGATACTTCATTTCAGAAAGTGCAGGAAATCCAGGAGCAGTTTGACAGATCCCTTGCGGCAATTAATGCAAAGATCAATTCCTGGTATCAGAGACTTGCAGATAACAATGGTGTATCTATGCAGGAAGCGCGAAAACTGCTTAATGCACGCGAATTGAAGGAATTTCAGTGGAATGTGGATGATTACATCAAATATGGCAAAGAAAACAAGATCAACGGAGCGTGGGAAAAAGAACTTGAAAACGCGTCTGCGAGGGTGCATATCGGCAGACTGGAAGCCTTAAAGATTGAAATACAGCAGGAGGCAGAAAAACTGTATGGAAACTGTACGGACGAGATAGATCAGCATATCAGGAATACATATACCTCTGATTTTTATCATACTGCATATGAAATTCAAAAAGGTGTCGGTGTGGGTACAACGATTAACAGGCTGGATCCGCGAACAGTTGAGATGATCGTGTGCAAACCATGGGCGGTGGATGGAAAGAACTTTTCAGACCGCCTGTGGGAGAATAAGACAAAGCTGATCAATAATTTACACAACAGCCTGTCGCGTATGTGCATTACCGGGGAAGCGCCGGATCGAGCCATAGCAGAGATATCAAAACAGATGAAGGTATCCAGAGCACAGGCGGGCAGAGTGGTCATGACGGAATCAGCAGCAGTTGCAAATAAGGCAAGACAGGACTGCATGAAAGAACTGGATGTAGAGCAGTTCGAGATTGTGGAAACATTAGACACCCATACATGTGAGTTTTGCGGATCAATGGATGGTAAACATTTTCCTATGTCGGAGTTTCAGATCGGCGTGACTGCACCGCCGTTTCATCCGAACTGCCGCGGATGTACATGTCCATATTTCGGGGATGAATTTGACAGTGTAGGAGAGCGTGCAGCCAGGGGCGAGGATGGAAAGACCTATTATGTACCGGCAGATACGACGTATGAGGAGTGGAAGAAATCGTTTGTGGATGGTGATACAGAAGCAAGGGATAGATTTGGACTTATCACGAACAATAATAAGAGCAATCCGGAATATTATGATTTTAAGGGAAAAGACTTAGAAACAGTTGAACGGGAAATAAGTCAGAATAATTATGAAACAGCCGTTATATTTGACAATGGAAAAGCAATCAGTTGTCAAATAGGAAATGAAGATACAGTAAGGTTTACAAGGCATCAGTTAAAATTGATGAAAGGAAAAGACGTTACTCATAATCACCCATTGAGTACTCCGCCGTCACCAGAAGATCTGTACTTGCTGGTAGATCACGAAGTCAAAAGCTTTAGAACTTGTGGGAAAAACGGTACATATGTGTTAGAATATAATGAAAATATACAGCAACTTCCAAAAAGTGATAAATTTAGCGATGATTATAACCGGCTGTTATATCAGTTAAGACCTAAAATAATCGAGCAATATTATAACGGACATAATGAACAGGAAGTACTTGTGAAACTGGGCGAAGAAATATGGGATGAATTATACAAATTATATGGAGTAAAGCCTAGATTCGAGAGGAGATGAATTGAATGTCGCGAGAAATAGATAGATATCAATTGAAATCTTTATTTCCCATTTGCCAAGACTGTAATAAAATTAAATTTGATGGAATTCCGTATTCGTGTAAAGCATATCCAAAGAAAAACGGAATACCGCCGGAAATCTGGAATGGGGAAAATGCAACCTGTCCATATTTTGAAGAAAAGAAATAGGTGGTAATATGAAATAATTAGAAGGAGCGAAAACATGGCAAAAGATGATTATTTTGTAATCGCATACAGAATCATGACATATTTGTATGTGTGCTTAAAGGCTGGGGAGCAGCCGGATTTTAATATCATTCGTGCTGACGCGTTAGATATCAGCCAGAATTACTGGGAATATATCATAAGGCATCTTTATGAGGATGGATATATCGAGGGTGTTTCATTAATTCGCATGACAGGAAGAAGTACACCGGGAATCAAGCTGAATATGGATTTTATGATTACACCATTGGGAATTGATTTCCTTCAAAACAACTCAGCTATGAGCAGGGCGAAGGAATTCCTGAAAACATTAAAAGAGGCAATTCCAGGATTGTAACAAATGCGACTGGAGGTAATAAAATGAAAACACTGATAAAAACATTGGACATCCAAAACGCATCACTAACCGTGATCACAGCAGGCAGACGACTCCCGCTCGCACAGTTTACTGGTAAAATCGAGATCACAGAACATCAGAGCATGACGCCTGTCCTCGGCAGAATGTGCAAAGGTGAAAAGAAAATCTATGCATCATTTATTTTATGCCAGGATATTGAATATCAGACAGATGATGAATTTCATACCGGAAAAGTATATGAGGCAGTCGGAGATGTGCAGGGGGAACGGTCATGTGAGAGACTTATTTTCTCAGGACTCCGATTTGAGGATATGGATCCGTCGGACGGAACAGTAACACTTGAAGTGACAGATCTGGAACTGATCCGGAAAATGCTTGGAATGTGAAATTACAGATACCACCAGTCAGAAATGACATGGTGGTATTTTTATACACTAAAATCAAAAGTTGCACCGGTGCAACCGCAAAATGTAAAACGATGGAAGCAGGATTGTAAACAGCAGTCCTGTTTTTATATTGTCCGAAAGCCTTAAGACGTTTAAACTGCGGCAAATTGCCCTTATGCATGGCATCAAAACTGCATACTGCCTGTGGAGGACACCACGTTTAAAAACGGTGCAGGAAAGGAACTATATGGAATTTTTAAAAGACATTTTAGGCGAAGATCTCTATAAGCAGGTGGCAGATGCTGTCAATGCTCATAACGGAAAACCGGAGAATAAGGACAAACAGGTAAAACTTGCAGACCTTGGATCTGGTCAGTACGTCGACAAAGGCAAGTATGATACCACTGTTGCAGAAAAGGAGAATCTTTCTGGTCAGGTCAAAACACTTAATACTACGATCAATGATCTGAAAAAGAACAACGCAGACAACGAGGCATTGCAGAACACGATCACTGACCTGCAGACGAAGCTGAAAGATCAGCAGACAGCCAACGAGCAGATCTCAAAGACCTATGCGTTAAAAGATTCCCTCACAAAACAGGGCGTCCTTGATCCGGATTACCTGATCTACAAAGCCGGAGGACTGGACAAGTTCACTTTTGACAAAGAAGGAAAGCCGGTCGGCGTAGAGGATGCCGTAAAGCCGTACAAGGAAGATAAGACAATGGCGCATCTGTTCAAACAGGAGCAGCCAAAACCGCCGTATCATCCACAGGGCGGCACTGGTGGCGCAGGAACTGCAAACCCATTTGCAAAAGAGACGTTTAATCTGACCAAACAGGGCGAACTTTTAAAATCCAACCCGGAGCAGGCGAAAGCAATGGCCGCCGCCGCAGGGGTAACCATTTAGAAAGAGAGGTAACTATTTATGGCAATTACAAAAATTGCAGACGTGATCGTACCGGAACTTTTTAACCGGTATGTAATCAACAGAACAATGGAGCTGTCCGCGTTTTTCCAGAGCGGGATCGTGGTAAACAGCCCGGAATTTGATGCGCTGGCATCCGAGGCGGCAAGGACACACAATATGCCGTTCTTTGAGGATTTACAGGGAGAATCCGAGCCGACACTGGAGGATGTAAAGATGACACCGGCAAAGATCGGTTCTAACAAAGATGTATCCACCACAATTCTCCGTCAGAAAATGTGGGCTGCCACAAATCTTTCCGCAGCATTAGCAGGTGCAGACCCGATGAAAGCAATCGGTGATCTGGTGGCACAGTACTGGGCGCGCGATATGCAGAAGGAATTGATTGCGATTCTTGCGGGCGTATTTGGGACCACCACGGCAGATCCAAGCGGAACACCGAAAGCGGAGACCAGAATGGCAGATCATATTCTTGATCTGACTACAGGAAAAGCAGAGGCTGCGAAACTGATCAGTGCGTCTGCATTTATTGATGCCTGCCAGAAGCTTGGAGATGCACAGTCACAGCTTACCGGTGTGGCAATGCACTCTGCTACAAAATCTTATCTGAAAAAGCTGAACCTGATCGAGACAGAGCGTGATTCTACGGATGTTGAGTTTGACACCTATCAGGGCAGACGTGTGACCGTAGATGATGGATGCCCGGTTGCTGATGATGTATACACAACATATCTTTTTGGTAATGGAGCAGTTGCTTACGGCAATGGTTCTCCGGTCGGTCATGTTGCGACTGAGGTAGACCGTGACAAGCAGACTGGCGGCGGTGTGGATTACCTGATCAACCGTAAAGCATTTATCCTGCATCCGAGAGGAATCGCATATACCGGGGCAAAACGTGAGCATGTGGAGACTCCGACGAGGGCAGAACTTGCAATGGCAGAGAACTGGAATCCGGTATACGAACCGAAACAGCTTCGTATCGTTGCAATTAAGCATAAGATCGGGTAGCCTATGGATCTGGCAAAATTAAAGGCACTTCTTGGGATTGAGGATGATTCTAAGGATATGGTACTTGAATTTGTCATTGCAGATGTTGAGGAAATCATAAAAAACTATTGCCATGTGGAGAAAATGCCGGATGGATTGATAAACACCGGCTATCGCATGGCAATGGATCTGTATCGGAATGAAAATATTGGAAGTGAGTCGGCAACAGTCGGCACGGTTTCCTCTATTTCTGAGGGGGACACTTCTACTTCATTCCGTCAGTATGTGGATGACAATTTTAAGAGCACAGTGCTGAAAAATTATGAATCCTCATTGAAACGATACAGAAAGGTGGCGTGGAGATGATCTCAGATGCAATTAAGAAAATGCAGGCAATGGCAAGAAAGGTGCAGGAAGAGACATACGATGGGAAATGCACAGTAACGGAATTTCAGCCGATTAAAGATTCGAGAACAAAGATCACATCGGAAAAGGAAGTGGTTGTGTTAGAGGATGAGCCATGCCGCCTGTCATATTCGAATGTCAGTGCCGTAGATCAGACAGAATCAGCAGCAAAAACAGCACAGGTCACAAAACTATTCCTGTCCCCTGATACAAAGATTAAGTCTGGAAGCAAGATCACAGTCACGCAGGCAGGCATCACACGTGCATATGAATGCAGTGGTGTACCTGCGGTTTATCCGACGCATCAGGAAATTGTACTCATACTGTCAGAGAGGTATGCATGATGGCAGGAATGGGAAGTTTTAATATCCGGGGACTTACGGAGCTGCAGAGAGAAATGGAAAAATTACAGGATCCGAATGCGTTTGTGGAGGCATGTGCGAAGGAACTGGCAGCAAGACTCTTGCGGTTAGTCATAAAAAGAACACCCGTCGGGGATTATTCCGGGCAGTCTTATACTTGTGAGACAGGTTTTTCACATAAAGGGAAAAAAGTGAAAGGCAAACAAGGCGGAACTCTTCGCCGGGGATGGACAGCGGGGCAACGGGCATCAGCACAGGGATACGCAGACAGTCTTACGGTAAATCATTTCGGGGGCACCTATGTGATCGAGATCGTAAATCCGGTCGAATATGCCAGTTATGTTGAATATGGCCACAGAACCGCAAATCATAAAGGCTGGGTCAAAGGACATTTTATGATGAAGATATCCGAACAGGAGTTACAGAACATGGCACCGCAGATCCTTGAACGAAAAATCAGAAAATACCTTGGAGATATCATGAAATGATAAATGAAATTATAGATGCGATCAGCATTGCCTTAGACAGCGAGTTTGGGGATGGTTATAAGATCCACAAGGATGAGATAAAGCAGGACTTGAAAGAGCCCTGTTTTTTTATACAGTTGATCGACCAGAGCATAAGTCCGCTTTGCGGGCAAAGGTATCTGCAAAACAATGCATTCTGCATCCAATACTTTCCGGAATCTAAACTGAATCCATACGCAGAGTGCAATGATGTAGCAGAACGCATGATGTTTGCTTTAGAGTATGTTACTCCGTTAGATGAGGACAGAGCAATACGTGGAACGAATAAGAACCATGATCTGGTGGACGGTGTATTGAATTTTTTTGTGAATTATAACCGGGTAATCTTGAAAAAAACGGCGCGTCCTGAGGTGATGGGACAGATTAAAATTCAGTCAGAAATGAAGGGAGAATAATAAAATGGCAAATGCGAGCGGGAAGGTATTAGAAAAGCCGCAGGGAAAAGCGGCACAGAAATTTACAAAAGAACAGCTTCTTGCCTGTGCAAAGTACGGTGCCAGGAAAGATATAATGGACGCATTGCTTGATGAAAACAAAAAGTACACAAAAGCAGAAGCGGACACGTTATTAGAAAAATACATGAAAGGAAAGGTGAAATAAATGGCTTTAGGTGGAGGAACATTTACCGCACAGAACAAAGTGATGCCGGGAACATATATCAATTTTGTATCGGCGGCATCTGCAAACACGAATCTGTCAGACAGAGGTGTTGCGACAATGCCTTTAGAACTTGACTGGGGCGTGGAAGGGAAAGTCTTTGAGGTGACAAACGAGGACTTCCAGAAAAACAGCATGAAAATTTTTGGTTATGCATTTGATGATCCGAAAATGAAAGGACTGAATGATCTGTTCCTTGGAGCACAGACGCTTTATGCATACCGTTTAAACGGTGGTGGTGTAAAGGCCGCAAATACCATGGCAACCGCATTGTACAGCGGAACCCGTGGCAATGATATCCGAATCGCTGTACAGGAAAATGCGGACGATGCAGATAAATTTGACGTTATCACTTACCTTGGCACAGTCAAAGTAGATACGCAGACAGTAAAAATTGCAAAAGAGCTTGTTGCGAATGATTATGTTTCGTTTAAAGAGGAAATCGAGCTGGAAGATACAGCAGCCGCACCACTGACAGGTGGAACAAATGGAACTGTAGACGGAACAGCACATCAGACATATTTGGATCTGATTGAATCTTATTCTTATAATACCATGGGTGTTGCGGTAACGGATGAGACAACGAAAAAGTTATACGTTGCATTTAACAAACGGCTGCGCGATGAACTTGGAATTAAATTTCAGGTGGTACTCTACAATATTTCCGCAGATCACATGGGTGTTATCAATGTAAAAAATAAGACCACAGATGCGGGATGGAGTGAAGCAAGTCTTATATACTGGGTTACTGGTGCAGAATGCGGATGTGCTGTAAATAAATCCTGTCAGAACAAAGTTTACGACGGTTCCTTTACAGTAGATACATCGTATACACAGAATCAGTTAAGAGAGTCTATCAAAAATGGAGAATTTGTCTTGCACAGGGTAAATTCAGATATCCGCGTTCTGGACGACATCAACTCCATGGTAAGCGTGACAGATACGCAGGGAGAACTTTTCAAAGACAATCAGACAGTCCGCGTGATCGATCAGATCGGTAATGATATCGCCGTATTATTCAGTACGAAATATCTCGGTACCATATCGAATGATGCGGCAGGAAGAACGTCTCTCTGGTCTGACATCGTGGCACATCATAGGGAACTTGAAAAAATCAGGGCGATCGAGAACTTCAGCGAAGATGATATTACGATCGCACAGGGAGAATCGAAAAAGTCTGTAGTGATTACAGATCAGGTAACAGTTGTTAATGCGATGAGCAAACTTTATATGACTGTCACAGTAGCGTAGGAAGGAGTGAAGAAAGATGAAAAATACAGCTATTATGGATGCGGGCGATGCCGTCTATGGAAGCCTTGCGGAGTGTTTTATTACGATTGGTAAAAGACGGTACAATTTTATGAATCTGACAGAGTTTGAAAGCAAATGGGATGTTACGATCAGCGATGTCAAGATTTTGGGTAAAGTCGGTATGGGACACAAGGCTGCCGGTGGAAAGGGTACCTGGAAGGGAACTGCACATTATAATCAGTCAGTGCTCCGCACAATGGCAAACCAGTATCAGAAAACAGGAAACCTGCCTTATTTTGAAATCCAGGTGAGCAATGAGGATTCATCAAGCAGTGCAGGCAGACAGACAATTATTCACAGGGGATGTCTCTGTGACTCATTTATTCTTGCAAAGTTCCAGGCGGGCGAAGAAATTCTGGATGAAGATATTTCAGGAACCTTTGAGAGCTGGGATATGCCGGAGAAATTCAAAGAGTTAAAAGGTTTTAAAACAAATTAATGATGTTCCCTTCCTGCATCAGCGGGAGGGGATTTTTAAATAAAAAGGAGAGAAAGATATGTCAGAGTTCAGCAGATTTATGAAAGCAAACAAAAAGGTAAAAGCAAATCAGAAGTATGCGCCAACAGCGAGTCTTACAGATACAGACGGGAAGCCGCTTCTTTGGGAATTTCGCCAGATCACATCACGCGAGAATGAGGAACTGCGCAATGCATGTACTGTAGAGGTCCCGGTAACTGGAAAACCGAATATGTACCGCCCAAGGCTGAATACAGAAAAATATCTGTCAAAGATGATGGCGGCAGCAACCGTGTATCCTGATCTGTATGATGAAGAATTACAGGATTCCTACGGCGTGAAGACACCGGAAGATTTATTGTACGCAATGGTGGATGGAGCCGGTGAATTTCAGATGTTTGAAGTGTGGATGCAGAAGTTCCAGGGATTTACAGACAGTCTCGATGTCAAGGTGGACGAAGCAAAAAACTGATTGAAGGAGGGGATGGTGAAGCAAACTTTGCTTACTATGCCCTTCTAAAATTACATATCCTGCCATCTGTATTTTTGAATATGGATGAGCAGGAAAAAGCATTTGTGATTGCCGCAATAAAAATCAAGATCGAGAATGATAAGAAAAAAGAGCGGGAATTAAAGAGCAAGATTCATTAGGAAGGAGGCGTGATGTATGGCAGCTATTCAGACAGCGATAGAGCTTAATGACCAGTTTACCAGTGTTTTATATGGCATTATGGATGCAGTCAATCTTGCAACAGCGCAGATGTACGATATGCAGCAGGCAATGTCGATGGATATTGATACGAGCAGTCTGGAGGGAGCGCGAGAGGCAATCGATGAAGCAACAGCATCCTTAATTGCATTAAACGGTGCGGCACAGCGGCCGGCTCCTGTCATGGATCCGCTTGCAGGAAGTTCTGAACCGGTCCTGCCAGAAAGGCAGTCCAATGTGCCGACAGAGCCGGTAGAGATTCCGGTGCATTGGGAAACGGACAGTCTGGATGTGTTTACAGGAACCGGGATAGATCGGTTTGAGCAGGAAGTACAAAGTACCAATAGCATGTTAGAGCAGTTGAGCAGCACGCAGAACGATATTGCAAGGCAGGCATACAGTACAACGATCTTTCCGCCGGAGTCATTCCAGGATCTTAATTCCATGGCTGTCAGAATTGATTCAATCCGGGAACGGATACAGCAGATTGAAAATAATCCGGTCAATATGGGAACAGATAACGCCAACACCCAGTTAGAGCAGTTGAGATCGCAATTAGACCGGGCGATTCAGGAACAGAATAATCTTAATACCGCCATGCAGAACATGGATGTGTCCGGTGCAAATGCGGCATATCTCCAGTTATCGCAGACAGTAGGAAATACAGAGCGGTATATCCGTGATAATACGGATGAGCAGGGAAGATTCAATCAGGAGATCCAGGAGGGAGTATCCGGTTCAAATGAGCTGGTAAACATGATCAAGCGGGCAGTCGGAGCCTATGTCAGTATTCAGGGTGTTGGAAAAATACTTAATATGTCTGACGAACTGGTGCAGACAACCTCACGGCTGGATTTAATGAACAATTCCTTTAATCAGATTAATGGAACTGCAAACGAAACCTCCGAACTGGTCAATATGGTGTATGCTGCTGCACAGGATGCAAGAGGCTCTTTTAGCGATATGGCATCCGTTGTTGCGAGATTTGGTAATAATGCAAGAGATGCGTTTGGCAGTTCAGAGGAAGTAGTGGCTTTTGCAGATCTGGTTCAAAAGCAGATGACGATTGCAGGAGCAAGCACACAGGAAGCTGCAAATGCAGAATTGCAGTTATCACAGGCACTTGGTTCCGGTGTACTTCGTGGTGATGAATTGAATAGTATCTTCGAACAGGCGCCGAACCTGATTCAGAACATTGCAGATTATCTGGATGTTCCAATCGGACAGATCAGAGAAATGGCGGCAGATGGAGAACTTTCTGCTGATGTTGTAAAAGCGGCGATTTTTGCAGCCGCGGATGATATCAATGGTAAGTTTGATGAGATGCCGATGACCTGGGGACAGATCTGGCAGTCGATGCAGAATACAGCAGTTATGGCTTTCCAGCCGGTTCTTCAAAGATTAAATGGGATGGCGAACAGCGATGCGTTCCAGGGATTTGTTGATGGAGCGATCGAAGCTATGGCAACGACGGCAAATATGGTGCTGAATATCTTTGATTTAGTGGGATCTGTAGCTGGATTAGTGGCAGATCATTGGTCAATTATAGAACCTATCATATTAGGGGTTGCGGCGGCTATCATAATTTATACGGCATTTACAAAAGGGGCGGAAATAGCGTCTAGGGCGGCTTCACTGGCTACAAATGCATGGACAGCAGCTCAAGGCGCATTCAATGCTGTTATGAGCATGAATCCAGTTGGACTTGTAATTATAGCAGTTGTACTGTTGATAGCGATTATTTATGCAGCGGTTGCAGCAGTAAATCATTTTGCAGGCACATCAGTATCAGCAACAGGTTTGATCTGTGGAGCATTTGCGACAGCGTTAGCTTTTATAGGAAATCTGTTTATTGGAGCAGCAAATACAATTATTGGAACTGGGGTTACCTTATGGAATCTGATAGCAAATTTTGTCAATGCGTTCGCACTTGTTTTTAACAATCCGGTCGCGGGTATAGAAGCCTTATTTTTAAGTCTGTTTAACTTTATCGTGGAAGTCATCGAGTCAGCTGCCCGGATGCTTGATGCAGTATTTGGCAGTAGTCTTGCGGATGCAGTAGCGGGATTCCAGAACAAAGTACAGGCAAAAGTGGATGCTGTGATAACCGAGAACGGTGGATCAGAAATTTTAAAGACGGTAGAAATGTCAGATTATCAGTTCAATCGATTCAATTACGGGGACGCATGGAACTCAGGATATAATTTCGGACAAGGAATTGATGATAAAATATCAAATTTCAGCCTGTCGGACATCTTTGGCAAAACGGATATCCCGAATCCGGATGATTACATATCCGGTTTTAGTGATGCAATCGCAAATTCGGGTGCAGGTGGCAACCTTGACAGTATTGCAGATGATACCAGTGCAATCAAAGATTCTGTGGATATCACGGACGAGGATCTGAAATATCTTAGAGACATTGCAGAGCAGGAGGCAATCAACCGTTTTACGACTGCGGAGATTAAGCTGGATATGACGAACAATAACAACGTGAGCAGTAATGCAGATCTGGATGGTATCGTGGATGGAATGACAACGAAAGTGTTAGAGGCATTAGAAATCGTCCGGGAGGGAGCGTAGGAAATGGCATATAAATTATATCTGGATGGAGTGCTGTTTCCGGTAGCTCCGTCCAAAGTAACAGTAAAAATTAATAATCAGAACGAAACGGTAACTCTGATTAATGAGGGCGAAGCAAATATTTTGAAAGCCGCAGGGTTGTCAGATGTGGAATTTGATCTTCTGCTTCCAAATACAGAATATCCGTTTGCCCTATATCCAGAGACTTTCCGGAATGCCAGGTTTTATCTGGATAAGCTGGAAGAATTAAAGTTACAGAAGAAAAGTTTTCAGTATATCATGACAAGAGCATTTCCAAACAACAAGAAGTTATTTCATACCAACATGACAGTTTCACTTGAGGATTATTCCATTGTGGATGATGCCGGAGAGGGATTTGATACGACAGTCAAGATCAAACTGAAACAGTACCGTGAATTTACCACAAAGACCTGTACCGTGGATATATCACTTCCAAAACCACAGGCTGCAATGCAGCAGACCAGAGCAGCAGGCAATGCACCAAGCGGGGGGAGCTATACCGTAGTTTCCGGGGACTGTCTCTGGAAGATCGCGAAGCAATTTTACGGCGATGGTGGAAAGTGGAGTGTGATCTACAATGCCAATAAATCAGTGATCGGTGGAAATCCGAATCTGATATATCCGGGGCAGGTGCTTACGATCCCTGCAGCATAAAAAGATAATGACATTTGACAGAGTATGCTGTATAATTTCCCTATAACACGAAGGAGGAAAGAGTTATGGCATTGATTAAATGTAAGGAATGCGGAAAAGAAATAAGTGATAAAGCAACTGCATGTCCTCATTGTGGCTGCCCCGTTCAAACAACGGATGAAGCAAAAGTGGAAATACAGGAGGAATCAACGGTAAAGGGTAAAGATCATTCACAGGGTGCAGCCCAAGTCAAAAAGAAGAAAAAAGGACATGGGTGCTTAATGACGATTATTGTGCTTGCGTTAATATGTGTAGCAGTTAATGTTGCGGTGACTAATGATGCAAAGGACAGAAAAGAAAATCCTCAAAAATATGACGATTCGATAGCCGCTAAATACATAGACGTTAGCGGTGAAGAAAGTTCTAAAATAGATGCTGTTCTTAATGACTGCGGAATTACAGATGTTGTTTCGTTTGAACATGATGAGTTATTGGATAATGCTCATGTGGATGGAGAAACTGGTTATAGAATTGCAACAAAAAACGCTGATAATATTATTCTGTATTTACTTGCAGATAAAGCTGTAAGCCAAATTAGATATGGTGATTATGATTTATATGTGAATGGCTCAAAGGTTGCAACTCTTGAAGATTATACCGTCTCTATGGATGATGTGAATAAGTATCAATATATATGTCAAGAGAAAGTGAAAGAAATATTAAAATCCCCAAGCAAAGCTAAATTTCCAAATTATACAGAATGGGGATTTGGTAAAGAAAAAAATATAATGACAGTTCAGGGATATGTAGATGCTCAAAATAGTTTTGGCGCAGAGACAAGAAGTAAATTTCAATTTATTATCGACACAGACACGAATACAATCCAGTCATTTATATTTGATGGTCAGGAAATGATTACACAGTAAATTGCTTTGAACGAATTTCGTCGGAAGCAATATTAAAAAAGGAATCCCCACTTACATAACGTAGGCGGGGATTTTTGTAAATAAGGTCTTGCTTAGTCAGAAGTGGTCTCTTTGCGTGTGGAAATGGTAATATCGTTTTTGGTTTTGGTAACAGTATTGTAAGTGGTAATTTCATCTTCCAGAACATGAGATAAAATATTATTAAATTGCTGTATGATGTATAATTTGTCTATTTCTTTAATTTGGTGCTGAGGGATAGGAGTTGCGTTATCTTTATTAAGAAAATTTTCCATATTACACCAATCGGCAGGGGTTCTTATTTTGTATAAAAGGATACTTTTTAATAGATGCTCAAATTCTGGTTGTATAATTATAAAATTCAAAATATCAGATAGGGAAATTCCATTGTATTTATCTATTATTAATGGAAGTTGCTTTAATTTTTGAATTGCTTCATCTGAAAGATTTAATTGGTCGCATATAGTTCTGTTTTCTGATGATTTAGAATTAGTAATTCCTATTAGGTAATCTGTTGTTACATTAAAATAATTTGCAATTCGTATTAGTGTTTCATAACTCGGTTGTTGATCGCCACGTTCGTATTTGCTTAGAGAGGAATAGGATATATTCAAGTCATTAGCAACATCACGTAATGATTTGTGCATTTCAGTGCGCAATTCTTTTATTCTAATCATATATGTGTACCTCCTAGAAACATAATAACATAAATTGGATAAATTGTAAAAATATATATTGACAAAGCATTGATTGGAAAATATAATAATAAATGTGTTCTGATAGTAAACGCGAAAGGAGATGAGTAGAAGTGAAAAGAGTAATAATTGAACTCGATGAAGAGTTTCACAAGCAGTTAAAAATCTTTTGTTTCACGAATGGTATTACGCTGAAAGATTATATTACTGGTTGCGTAAAAAGGGATTTGGAAGCAAAAAAAGAGCAAACACGATAACTTTGGCGAGTGCGTGTTTGCTCCACTGGAACCTATTAACCGTAGGAATTTCCTATTCGCATTATAGGGGATTCCGCCAGTTTTTGCAAGGAGGAATTGCAAAATGCAGAATGAAGTAGTAAAAGTGAATGACAAACGGATTGTTGCGGTAGAGTGGAATGGCGAGAGAGTTATTACAACGGCGCAACTGGCAGACGTTTATGAAACATCGGCTGATAATGTTAGGGTAAATTTCAATAACAACAAAGATAGATTTACGGAAGGAAAACATTACTACATTCTCAAAGGAGAGGAACTGCGGATGTTCAAGCGCAACGTAAATGATATTTACGCTGTGAAACCTAACATTAATCAAATTTACTTATGGACAAAGAGAGGAGCAAGTAGACACTGTAAGATTCTTGACACAGATAAGGCGTGGCAACAGTTTGATTGCTTAGAAGAAAATTATTTCAATCCACAGCCAGTACATTCCATTACATATCAGTATCCAGTATCTCCGGCGGCACTGGAAAGTGCAACAAATGCCTGCCGCTTATTTGAGCGTATAATGAAGTCAGAGGGTGCCTGCCCGCATGAAATTGCTATGGTGGTTAAATCCATATTTAATCAGGCAGGAATTGAAGTCAGAGAGCAGTTTGTTAAAATTCCGGCATATGAGCAATTAGCATTGGATATTATCACACGGTAGGGGGCGCGGCATGGAAAGAACAGTATTAGAGGAACGCGAGAATAAAACGGGCAGTGGAATGACAGAAAGAGAATTTCTTATATCAATTATTCCGCAGATAGCAGAGTTGATAGTATATCTTGAAAATCTTACCATAAGTGAAAGAGAAGATATTAAGGCGGAAATGTTAAGAGCTTGTGATAATAGACCAGATGCATATAGAACTATGAATAAGATGTGGTTGATTATTGAAGCGCAGCTAGAAAATATATGTGAGTAATAAGAAATAAGATTAGAGAGCTTGGAAACAGGCTTTCTTTTTATATATAAAATTTAAAGAAAGTGAGGAAAAATAATGAGAAAACCAGAAAGGAGAGCCCCATGTACGAGTTGTTAATCCAAAACGGCAGCACAGTTTACCTGCCCCCAGTACAGGAAAAAGTAAAAGTGACCACAGAGCGGCAGATTAGTCCCGGTTCCATAGAATTTAGTTTTGTGGATACCGGGATTTCGATTGCGGAAGGAAACCCGGTGCGCTTTAAGGATGGAGAAACAGGTGTGTTTTATGGTTTTATTTTCAAAATCAAGCGCGACAGGAGCAATATTGTAAAAGTAACTGCCTACGACCAGATCCGGTATCTGAAAAACAAAGACACAATGGTATATGAGAACAAAACGGCTGCTGAGGTCGTGATGCAGATTGCCAATAATTTTGGTTTTAATCTCGGCACGATCGTGGATACCATATGGAAGATTGCATCGAGAGTGGAAGATAACGAGTCTCTTATGGATATGATTGGAAATGCACTTGATCTGACATTACAGAATACGGGTGATCTGTACATTCTCCATGATGACGGCGGAAAGTTGAATCTGTCTTTTATCGGTGATATGTATGTGCCTATCGTCATAGATGCAGAGACCGGACAGAATTATGATTATGAATCTTCGATTGATTCAGATACCTACAACCGGATCAAGCTGGTCTTTGATAATGAAAAGACAGGAAAAAGGGATGTATATATTGCACAGGATTCCTCCCACATGAATGACTGGGGAATCTTACAGTACTTTGATACGCTGCAGGATGGAGAGAACGGGCAGGCGAAAGCAGATGCACTCTTGAAACTATACAACAAAGCTACAAAGACACTAACGATCAAAGATGCCTGCGGTGATTCGAGGGTGCGCGGTGGTTCGCTGGTCGTTGTACAGCTTGATTTAGGAGATGTGCAGATAAAAAATCTGATGCTCGTAGAAAAATGCGTACACAAATACGGTGAAAGTAAACACACAATGGATTTAACTTTATCAGGAGGTGGTTTCAGTGCATGATGCAAACGATTTTGTGAGGGCGATACAGCAGGTGTCAAATGGAGTCAATGAGGCGGGATATCCGGCAGATGTGATGTCCGGCACCGTGATAGCGGCAGCTCCGTTAAAAATCAAAGTGGAGCAGAGGTTTGATATAGCCAGCGCACAGCTTATCGTGCCGGAACATTTAACAGATCGTACCGTGGACATTGAATTAAACGGTGTGAAAAAGGAAATGAAGATTTACAGCGGATTAAAAACAGGTCAGCAGGTTGTACTGATCCGGCAGCAGGGCGGCCAGAAGTTTTTAGTTGCGGACAGGGTGGTGTGACATGATTCCGGCAGTTAACAGTTTAAAAGAAATCGAGGTAACAGAACAGCCGTCTTTATGTCATCACATGATACGGGAAACGTGCAATGTTGTAGGCGAATGTGATGGTTTGGAAGCAGTAAAACAGGCAATTTACAATATCCTGAACACAGAGCGGTATCGTTACATTATTTTTTCATGGAACTATGGTGTGGAATTGCAGGACCTCATCGGCAAGTCGATGGATTACGTCATGGTGGAAGTGGAACGGCGGATTACAGAAGCTCTGACACAGGATGACCGGATAGACTCGGTAGATAATTTTGAGTTTGAAGTGCACAGAAAAACGCTGATCGTTAAATTTACCGTGCACACGAAATTTGGAAATGCGAAGATTGAGAAGGAGGTGGATGTGTAATGTATGAAGATCAGACGTTTGATGTGATTTTACAGCGTATGTTGTCCCGCGTGCCTGAGACAATGGATAAAAGGGAGAGTTCGCCAATCTATGCTGCACTGGCACCGGCAGCAGTGGAACTGACGTCTATGTATATTGCATTTGACTGCATGCTGGCAGAGACATTTGGAGACACGGCATCAAGGGAATATCTGATCCGGTTATGTGCGGATCGTGGTATTACGCCAAAGAAAGCAACTCAGGCAGTACTTGAGTTAGAAACCGATGTGGAGGTCGCGGACGGAAAAAGATTTACTGGCGGGGAAAATACCTATATCGTTACGGCTCCCGGACAGGTCACCTGTGAGCAGATCGGTACGGTCGGAAATGAATATACAGGAGATGTTCTTCCAATCGAATATATTTCCGGTCTCACAACTGCGAAGATCACGCGGGTTTTGATCTATGGAGAAGCGGAAGAAAGCACAGAATCCCTGCGGCAGAGGTATTTTGAGTCATTTGAGGAAAGGGCATTTTCCGGTAATGTGAAAGATTATCGAAACAAAGCGCTTGCACTGGCGGGAGTCGGAGCAGTCAAAGTGATACGGACGTGGAATGGTCCAGGAACAGTGAAGCTTGTTATTTTGGACAGTGCACATGGAAAAGCCACAGATACATTGATATCTGCAGTGCAGAAGGAGTTTGATCCGAACGGTGATGGCATGGGAGACGGGCTTGCGCCGATCGGGCATGTGGTTACGGTCGAGACGGCGAAAGAGTCGGTGGTAAATATTGCAACGAATATCACCTTTGACAGTGGTTATGGATTGAATGAATGTAAGATGTTGATTGAGGATGCGGTAAAAAAATATGTTTTATCGTTGCGGCAGGACTGGGAGAATCAGAATCATCTGATCGTGAGAATTGCGTCACTGGATGCTGCAATCATGGGTGTAAAAGGTGTGCTTGATGTGACGGGAACAACCATCAATGGGGGGACAAAAAATCTTGAATTAACAGAATATGAGATCCCGGTCATGGGGGTGGTTGCTTATGGATGATAGATATATCGATCTTAAGGAACTGCTCCCTTTGTATTTGCAGGAATATAGTGAACTGGCTGAAATCATGGATACGGAAACACCGGAGTTTCGATTATTGGAATCCAAACATAACAGGATGATTGATAACCGGTACATTATATCCTGTGACGAAGAGGGAATTGCCCGGTTTGAAAAGATTCTTGGAGTGACGCCGAAAAGTGATGATACGCTCGAAGATAGAATCTTCCGGTGTCTGACCAAATGGAATGTGTGTCTGCCGTATAACTATGCTTTCCTTGAAAGAAAATTAAAGGAATTGTGTGGTACAGAGTACGCAATAGACTTTGATATTCCAGGTCAGACAATGATCGTTAAAATCGGTATAGCGCAGAAAAACCAATATGATTCCGTGGTAGATATTCTGGAAGAGATCGTACCGTGCCAGATAGTGTTAGATATTTCGCTGTTATATAATCAGCATCTGACACTTGCAAAGTTCACTCATGCACAATTAGCAAAATTTACCCACACACAATTGAGAAATGAGGTACTTAAATGACAGAAAAAACAAAAAATATAGGATTAACCAAACCGGATGAAACAGAGTTTTATGACGTAAACGTAACAAATGAAAACTGGGATATCACAGACAGAGAGATTGGAAATATTAAAAATCCGGAAATTAAAGAAGCAAGCGCAAGAGAGAATATTGAAAATGGAGATAATTATTTTACAATACTTGGAAAGATAAAAAGATTTTTTTCGGATTTAAAAAAAGTTGCATTTACAGGGAAGTATCAGGATCTTGAAGGCAAACCGGAAATACCGGCAGCTATTGCGGTAAAAGGAAACGCAGAAGCTAATTACAGGACGGGAAATGTAAACCTCACACCTGATAATATCGGTGCGCTTCCTATCAGTGGAGGAAAGTTAACAGGTCAATTACAAGTTGGTGAGAAAGTTAAACTTTATACCAGCAACGAGGGTGGAAACATTCAGATTGTATCCCCAGATGATATCGGTTTAAGATGGGAACTGGATGCATTCAAAGGTGATTTGAGGTTTATTTGTTTTAATAATGATGGTACCGTCAAAAAAATCTGTCAGTTAACAAAAGATGGAACGCTTATCGCAAACAATGCAACGCAATCAGTAGCAGGCTTAATGAGTCCGAAAGATAAGGAAAAATTGGATAATCTTTCTATTGTAAATAATAACACTACCACGGAAGCAGGGTACGCGCTTGACGCAAGACAGGCAAATCCGAATGTATCAGGGAGCATGGCGGCTCAGATGAAGAGTAATTATGAACCCAAATTACAAATAGTCAGTGCCGCAAGCACTGCCGCTGAGTTAGGAGCAGGAGCAACCAGAACAGATACAATTATTATTACAATTCCAACAGGCTATTCATTTACGGGATTTGTAATTTGCGATTATAATAACAATTCCGGAAGAACTTTAACCACTATTCAAACTGTAACAGTATCAGGTTCAAATGTAACTGTATTAGTACTGTTATATAATGCGTCGTCCGGGAAAAGTAATACACTTGCCAGAGTAAAAGCACTTATGGTCAAGAATATTTAGTAAAAGGAAGAAATATGTTATGAAATTAAAAACAACAAAAAATACTTTAACAATTAATAACATCAATTATGTTGATGGAAAACTGAATGTCGAATTTACAGGCAACCAAACCTGCGAGGAGCTGCAGGACGCTTTTTCGGATAAGGAAGAACTTGCAGTGTTAAAAATTTACACTGACGAGGATGCGTTGACATCAGTTATTCCGGGATATGTAGTCTTAGAGCAGATTATTTTACAGAAAGACATAAAAACGGTTGTACTGGCGAAAGAAGCAGATGATACCGAACAGCGAATAACGGCTGTATCGGAGAATCTGGCTGAAAACGCTGCACAAACAGCAGAAAATACAGACAGCATTGAGAAACAGAGAGCAGACATTGATTACATGGCAATGCAGATGGAGGTAAGTTTGGATGAGTAAGAATTATGAAAAAGTAAAAAATTACTATGATAAGGGATTGTGGAATGAGAACCGTGTACATAATGCTGTAGGTAAGTGGATCACGCCGGAGGAATATGAACAGATCACAGGAAAAGCGTATGCAGAAGAGGAGGATACCTGATGAGGCAGACGGAAAATTACGGATTTAATATCCCGGAAGAAAATGAGTTCTATGATGAAGAACTGAAAAATGAAAATTGGAAAAAGTTAGATGTTGTATTAAAAGAAATCAGTGATAAGCTGGACTCAGCAAAGACAACAGAATAAAAATAAGAGCTTAAGAGCCGAATGTGTAAGAAAAACTTACATGTCCGGCTCTTTTGTATAAAGCCTACGGGCAGAAAGAGAGGAAAAAAGAAAATGAAAGAATTTGACAAAGTAAACGTGATTTATGGAGTAATTGCCACGATGGGGGTGGCACTGTTTGGGAAGTACTGGTTCCTGTTTTTTGGATTTCTGGTATTAAATGCGGTTGATTACATTACCGGATACTGCAAGGCGAAGTTCTACAAAAAGAACGAGTCCAGTGCGATCGGTGCAAAAGGAATCTTAAAAAAAGTGTGGTACTGGATTGTAATTGGTATGGCATTTTTTGTTTCGATGAGTTTTGTACATATGGGGGAGATCATCGGCATTAATCTTTCGTTTGTGCAGCTCTTCGGATGGTTCACGCTGGCAACATATTTGATTAATGAGGTTCGCAGCATTTTGGAAAATCTGGTTGAAATGAATGTAAGGGTACCGGCGTTTTTGATTGCCGGACTCGATGTGACACAGAAATTGCTTGACACCAAAACAGAGATTAAAGAAAGTGAGGAATAATCATGGCAAATAGAAAAATCGGACAGGCTGGTCTTGCCCTTATCAAACAGTTTGAAGGCTGCCGGTTGGCAGCTTATCAGTGCTCTGCCGGTGTGTGGACGATCGGGTACGGTCACACAGCAGGCGTACATAAAGGAATGAAGATCACACAGGCGCAGGCAGAAGAGTATTTAAAGCATGATGTGGCAAAGTTTGAAAAGTATGTCAACAATCCGTCCTATGTCCCATTTACAGACAAACTTAATCAGAATCAGTTTGATGCACTGGTCAGCTTTGCTTTTAACCTGGGGCAGGGCAACGTGAAAAAGCTGTGTACAGGCAGAGTAATGAATCAGATCCCGTCTGCAATGCAGCAGTACTGTAAGGCTGCCGGTAAAACATTACCAGGATTACAGCGGAGAAGAAAAGCCGAGGCGGCTCTTTATAATAAGAAAGTAGAGAGTTGCACCGGTGCAACCACTACCACAGTGAAAGAAAGTGAGGATTACAGTATGAATACAATTAAAAAAGGCAGCAAGGGCAATGCAGTCAAGGTATGGCAGATCATCATCGGTACGACGGCGGATGGCAATTTCGGCGGCGGTACGGAAAGCATGACAAAGACATGGCAGAAGAACCATGGACTGACGGCTGATGGAATTGTTGGAAAGAACTCTTGGAAAACAGGGTTAGAGTCGTTATAAAAACGATAACACATCTATGTGGGTGTGAACGGAAAAGCTTATATCGGATGATGAGGAATTTTGTCATGAAATTTGTCACGAAAAGTTTAAAGCATTGTAAACACCGGCGTTATGAGCCTTAATTTAACTGGTTCAAGTCCTGTCACCCGCATTGATTTAAAATAGCCGGAAAGTCGAGATTTTATTGTAAAATCAAGGCTTTCCGGCTATTGTTTTAATCTAAAATACTCGAATATGTATGATTATGAGCTGCATGGATTGGTGATCTGTATAGTAATACACAGCAGAATTATACGGGATATGAACACAGTAAAAAGTGAAACAGATTTTATGTGAAAAAGGCGGATAGAAAATCAGCAGAAAAAATATATAGGGAAAAAGCAGGGGAAATTTTGTGCGTATTGACCAGGAATGAAGAGTAACCGCAGATGGAATGCTGATAACTGGATTATTTATAAAAATGCATAGATAAAAAAGTTAAAAGCGAAATCCCTGTAATAAAAGTAAAATAATTGAGGAAATTTGTATAATATGGTACAATAACAACAAGGAGTTTACAAACATGATATATAGAAAAATCTATATATCATGTTTGTAAACTCCGGAATGAAAGTATAGAAGCGGGAGGAAAGATTT